AAAGTATTCTAAAAGCTTATTAATACTTATTGGCTGGATACTTCTGGAGTCAGGGCATTCGGTTACACCTCAGCCCTGGAGCTGGCTTCAGCTCTCCACCACCATAATAAAAGTAAACAACCATAGCACTGCTTAGAATGATGTAGAATGAATCTACTGGTACTGCTTTGGTGGTAAAACCCTACCGATGTTTAATTGCAGCCGAAGCGATCTTAGTACTTATAGTACGGACACTTGCAGCTGATGCTTTCTTGAATTCTGCATTTTCTAGTAGTATAGCCGTTTTCCAGTCTATCAAGGGTACTTTAATGAATTTAGATCGTACATGGCTAAATAGATATTTCTTTACTGCTGGAGCCACTGCCGGAAACTTAGAAAAGTTAGAAAGTAAATTCCAATTCAGAACTAAAACCTGTTGTGTAGTTTTATTCACCGATTGTCTAGCAATTGTATACATTGCATCATATAACTTAACTCTCATTGGTATAGACAGATAGTGGAAATTTATTCCAGTAAAACCAAATTTATCTATGCCTACTATAAATGATAGCGGAAATTTATCGTAGTATGGTAGAGTTTCTTTATATTTTGGATCATAAGAGAAAAACGTTAAAGTACCAGGAAGCAATCTATTGGACTGCATTGTATCTCTAGTTTGAGCTAGTAGGTTTGTTCGGTCCACTGGTGCTATAGGAGACAATTCTTTAATTTTGGTTTTAAACCAATCAGCCGATCTATCTGCTAGAAACTTTGGGCTTTTCTTTATTTCTTCAAATATAGAACTTGTATTTTTTTCTATCATGCTATTCCTAGATCTTCCTCATTGAGGACTAAAAATGCTACACCAAGTTTTTCGCAGTGTGCTTTAGCATAAGTCCATTTAGCCTGGTTTACTACATATGCAGTAACTTCTGTAATCATTCGTTCTTTGTTTCTGTTTTTTCTGGGTGGTACCATTTGTGCTTTTGGTTTGACTTCGATCGCATATGTTTTGACAGAACCGTCTTTGAGACGCATTTTAGCCAAAAAATCCACATAGTACTTATGGACATTGTTATCTATTGGGCTTAAATAAGGAACTACTAAACCTTCCGAATTCCAAACGATCACAGACGCACTCATATCAAACCACCGCATAAGTCTTTTTTCCCAGCCTGATCTGTAGCGAATGTCTCCATCGCCCTCATACTTCTCTGGGTTCAGAGGGACATAGATGCCTTGTTGGTATCTAGATTTTTTGGAAATTGAAGGTTTACTCATGATCATATTTAATATTTTACATTGACGTCTAAATAGTGTATAATTATATCATGACCACAAAGGTATAAAATATGGAACAACAAGACTACATTGAGAAGGTTGCTGAAAACAACCATTACGTTAACAATAAAGAAATTCTTGCAATAATGAAAGAATATCGTGTTGCATATCTTAAAACAAAAGAAGATGGTACAGAACGGCCCATAATGCCTGCTAGAGTAGCAGATGCCGTTGTACAAATTGCCACTAAGATGTCTCGGATGCACAATTTTATTGGATATTCATACCGCGGCGATATGATTTCAGATGCTATTCTACAACTCACTGCTAAGTTCCATCTATTTGACCCAGAAAAATCCGATAATTTCTTTGGGTATGCTTCCCAACTTTGTTGGAATTCTTTCATCGGTAGAATTAAGATTGAACAAAAACAAACTTCTATCCGGGCCCGGTTGATCAATGATAAAGTAACATCAGAATTCATTCAGCAAAATCTTGAAGGTGATACTGAGGGTACGAATGCTTTTGTAGACTTTCTTAAAGAGAATGAAATTTTTGTTGACTACTACGAACAACGCAAAACTGCCGCTGCTACCGGCAACCTACATCCTTCATTGAAACATAGAAACTTAACTCCTTACTCAAAGGAGAAAAAAGTGGCTAAAGTAGAAGTTCCAGTAGAAGAACCAAATATTTTTGACCTAGTAAAAGATGAGTAAAATTGTTGTAATAGGAGACGCACATCACGGTGTAAGGTCGGATAATCCAATTTATTATGAATATTTTGAAAAATTCTACAAAAATCTTTTTGAATATATAGATGAAAATAAGATCACCACTGTAGTTCAACTTGGTGATCTATTTGATAAGCGGAAGAATATCAACTTCCTTACTCTATATAATGCCAAGAAAATGTTTTTGACTCCATGTGAAGAGCGTGGAATAAAACTCTATGTGATCTCGGGTAATCATGATTGTTACTATAAATCTACAAATGAAGTAAATTCAGTACGTCTTCTTTCTACCCCAAATATGGTAGTGATTGATATGAAACCAACGACAGTCAAGCTTGAAGGTTTCGATTTTGACATTTATCCTTGGGTGAATGATACCATAGCAGCTGAGTGTTATGAATTCGCTGCAAATTCAAGTTCACCATTTGCACTGGGTCATTTTGAGTTTGCCAAGTTTAGACTTCATAAATTTCAAATTGCTGAATCTGGTGCTGATCATACAATCTTTAAGAATTATTCTTTGGTGTTCAGTGGACATTACCACACAGTGTCCAGGAAAGATAATATTCTATATTGTGGTACACCATATGAACTTGACTGGGCGGATTATGGTGACACCAAAGGTTTTTGGTCATTCGATCCGGCTCTGAATAAACTTGACTTCATACCGAATGAAAATACTCTATATGAAAAGATAGAATATTCGGATGATGTAGATATGGACTATGATTTTACACAGGTAAAAGATAAGTTTGTAAAATTGATCATTAAGAATAAGACCAACCAATATAAGTTTGATTCATTCTTCCAGTCATTGCTTTTAAATAAACCTTATGACATACAGGTATTGGATGATAAAATTACTAAGTCAGTTGAAGAATCTATGAATTCATCGGTAGAATTTCAGACCACCCCCGATATGATTATGCACGTAATTGATCAAATGAACACCCATTTGGATAAAACTATTCTAAAGAAAATGATTTCTGAGACATATACAGAAGCACTAGAATTGCTCAAGGTTTAAACATGATTATAAAGAAAGTTAGAGGGAAAAATTTTCTCTCCATCGGCAATGCATTTCTTGAAGTAGATTTACTTAAGTATGAAAGAACCGTAATTCAGGGATTTAACGGCTCTGCTAAATCTACAATTGCCAATCTGATTACATTCGGGTTGTTTAACCAAACAATCAAAAACATTAACAGACCACAGATTGTAAACTCCGTGAACCAAAAAGATTTGGTCGTCGAGATTGAATTTGAATCTCACGGTAAATCTTATCTTGTTCGCCGCGGCATTAAGCCAAACATCTTTGAAATATTTGAAAATGGTGTTAAATTAGATCAAACTAATTCTGGTGACTTCCAAGAGTATCTTGAGTTGAATATCATTGGTACTAATATGAAGACTTTTCTTCAGACTTCGGTACTCTCCGTTGAGAACTATAAGCCGTTCATGACACTCCGTACACAGGAACGAAGAGCATTTATTGAAGAAATTCTTGATATCAAGGTATTCTCTTTTATGAATCAGATTCTTAAGTCTAAAATTTCTAAGTACAGAGAAGAAATTAAACTTATTGATCTTGAACTTAAGAACTGTTTTACTAAGGCTAAACTTCAAAAGTCTCATATTGAGAGAATAGAAAGTATTCGCGGTAGTTCTACAGCCGCACTTAAGACAAAACTCAAATTACTTCAAGATGAAAAGAGTTCACTTGAAACTAAGGTTAATCAGAAAACTATTGGAATTGGTGTAGCAGAAACTCTTCTTGCCGAACTAAAAGCTAAACTAAAAGATCATCAAACTCATGCAGAAAAAATAGCGGCATATGATTCTGCTATTTCTAAACATATAGAGAAAATAGATTCTATTACTCATGAGGATTCGTGCCCAGTTTGCGCATCTCTTCTTGATCAAAAAGCTAAATTGGTTATCGTGGGCCCATCCGTTACCAAGATGGATGAACTTATTCTCAAAAAGAATGAATTATTTGTTAAACTTCACAACTATGAAGAATTAACAAGTGGTATCGAAAAAGCAAATAGTGTTATTTCTGATGCAAATTCTTCAATCTTTGCTAATAATTCTACGATCAGTAGACTAAACAAAGAAATTTCCTCCATTTCTGATGAAATTTCCGACGCTTTAAAGTCAGAAGAACTTATAGATCTAAAAGCAGAACTTAAACAGACAGCACAAGAAGCACTAGCTCTTAAGGATAAGCAGTCAAAACTGAATGCCGAGCAAGATTACAATAACTTGATGATTGAACTTTTTAAAGACTCTGGTATCAAAACAAAAATCATTGACCAGTATATTCCGATCATCAATGACTTGATCAACGGTTACCTTGAAAAGTTGGACTTTTTCATCTCATTCAATCTTGATTCCGAATTCAATGAGATTATCAAGTCGCGGCACCGAGATGACTTTACGTATGGTTCGTTTTCCGCCGGTGAGAAGACTCGGATTGATACGGCACTTCTTCTTACATTCCGCCAACTGTCTAAGATTAGAAATAGTTTTGACTGTAATGTTCTATTCCTTGATGAAATTCTAGAGTGTTTAGATCAAAAGGGTATTGACAACTTTCTTTCTCTTATTGAGGATCTGGAAGAGTTCAAAACCTCAAACATCTACATCATCTCACATAAATCCAAGGATCAACTCGCTGAAGTTTTTGATGGGAATTTGCTAATGTACAAAGAATCTGGTTTCTCTCTGGTTAAGGATCTTTCAAAATGAAAAATATATATGCTTATACATACCCAACACCAAAAGTCGGTTATGCTGGTTATATTAGTGTTAACCAACGAGAATCTGAGGTTGAATTTTCTGTACGTTCCGAAGACGAACATATTAAGATGGGTCTGATCACACTTTCATTAGAACAATGTGAAGATTTAGCTATAGCATTACTTAGACATGTCGATGTGAACAGATAATTTACACATAAAGGTTCATTTGTTAAAATGAACTTGTAAATGAAAGGAAACCAAAATGTCTGAAGTTAAAATTGGTCCTCTGTACCGTGTGGTGATCATTGAATCCGAACGTGGATGGGGTTCGAAAGTTGATGAAGTGAAGTTTTTTACCGATGAACAGACTGCCAAGGATTTTTGTTACCACTACAATAAAGATAACACATCGGACACTGTGCCCGATTGGTATATGGTCGCTCGATATGAAGGTAAAGTAAATTAATTTACACATATTGCTTAGTGTAGTATAATAAATTATCTTCCGAAACAAAGGAACTCAAAATGCAATATTTGTTTAATACTAGAATCGTTGAAACGGTTTATGAAGATTCAGCTTATGGTTGGATTTACCGTTTCGTTGAAACTGGTGAGGGTGTTATTGTCAAACGTACGCCATTGGTCCCACCTGTGTTGTGGTCACATAATGTGATTACTCAAGTTTACGATCAAGATGCTCAACGATTTATTCCAATATGTGAGTGTGGTTTTAATCTGCGGTTTTCGGATATGGATACTGCCGAAAATATAGTTGAGGATTTTGTGTTTTCCGAGCAACTCGGTTAGTATTAAAATAATTTACACATATTGCTCAGTGTAGTATAATAACACATCATCAATTAAAACAGAAAGTACAAAATGTTTAAAATCGGAAGCTTTGTTCGCGTGTTCTTGCACCAAGATCTGACACAATTCTTTATCGCAAAGATTGTGGGTTTCGATTATGACCGCGAGGTTATGTTCGTCGATTCTGATGAAAAGACTTATGAAGTTGATTTCACTTGTGTTGAAAGTGTTTGATCATGTCTGCTCGTAAAACTTATCCCGTTGAAGCATTGGTTGAAATGGTGAATGATATCTGTAAATATACCGCCCCAGGCGATGTTGGTCTTCGCCTGGGAGCTATGAATGTGCTCGAACGTGTTCTTCACGTCACAGGGAATTACAAAGGTTTCCGGTATCTTCTTAAAGGGGAATGTGAAGGTCGTCCAGGCGTAAACTATGACTGCAATGGTCCTTTACCGGATCATGAACTTCGGTTTAAAGACACAGATCGGACTCGGGTGCAATATTAATGAAAACTGATCGTGAACTACTTGAACAGGTAGCAAAGGTTATTGGGATTCCAATTGCTTTTGGTGGACCTGACGCAGATATCTGCCGCCGAACCGATACTTGGGTTTTGTGGAATCCAATTACAAACGATGGTGATGCATTGAGGTTGGCTTCCTTTATAACTTCTTATGGATTTGATTTTTCCTCAATCCAACCCGCCGTAGTGGCAGCACTACAACACAAAGAAGATACCTCGACGGCAATCCGTATGGCAATCGTTAATGCAGCCGCAACTATAAAATAATTTACACATACTCCCGAGTAGGTTATAATAAATTTTTCTAAACCGAAATACACCATGAACCGTTACGTAATTACATATTTCTCTGACCCATCTGAAAATACGGATGATCTTCAAGAATTGAAAACCATCTTCATTGAAGGTCTGACCGAAGATGACGCCCGTGATAAGTTTTATGGAAAGATCGGATCTTTCTCTCAGATCATGTCATGTAACCTTACAAAATCTTGTGGCGGCCCGGGCCTAGCATTGTCGCCAGACACGGTAAATGTTGGTAAGAATGTTACTTATAATAGCTTCGAACTTGAAGAAGTATCACCGGGTGTTCTCCGTGAAGTACTTCCAGAGCCCGAGCAGAAAAAAGTTAAAGTTGTGAATCGTGGTGGTAAAATTTCTAATGCTTCTCTGATTCGTCAGAAAATTACCGAGGCTAAAGACGCTGGTCAAGATAAGAATTATGTCGTCGATTGGGCAGTGGCCACACTGGGTCAGACTCGCCCGGTGGCCAAATCATATGTGAAAAACATTTGGGCTGAATGATGGGATATTCTTTAATTCTTCTTGGTATACTGGTTGTATATTTTTTGCTCTGGCGATTATATCTTTTCGTTGCGCCTAAGTTAATGCCGGAAGATTGGCCCAATTTTTTTAGGGAGCCAAAATTTTGGCAATTCTTTCTAATTGTATTTGGTGTTGGCTTTGTTAGGAAAAAACTGGATATCTAATGATTCAAATTGACTTTTCACAGGTGTATTTAGCACCTATCTTCCTCGATGCCGCAGCTAAATCCTGCGCACAAAATCCATCTACCGAATCTCGAGATATGATGATGCACATGGTATTGAATACCATTCGTTCTCAGCAGGTGATGCACAAATCGAAATATGGATCCGAAGTTGTAGTTGCTTTTGATTCTTCTTCGTGGCGCAATGATGTTTTCCCATATTACAAATGGGCCCGGAAACAAAAACGTGCCGTTGACACATCTGGTATCAAATGGGATTTCGTATTTGAGACATCTGCTTATATCAAACAGGCACTTATTGACTACTTCCCATTCAATACGATCTCCGTGGATAAAGCTGAAGCGGACGACATTATTGGTGCTATCTGCAAATATAAAGATTTGAATCGCGATGACCAAGAGGAAAATATCTTTGGTGATGTAGAGGCAGATGAAATTCTTGTTGTATCTTCTGATAAGGATCACTATCAACTACATCGTTATAAGAATGTTCGTCAATGGTCCCCACTTACTAAAAAGTTGGTTAAACCGGATGGACAGCCGCAGCATGCACTAATTGAAAAGATTGTCCGGGGTGATTCTGGAGATGGTATTCCGTCTATTAAATGTTCGGATGATTGGTTTACTCTGACTGACAAAAACCGGGCACCACCTATTTCTACCAAGTATCTACAGACATTTTTTGGTGCTAAAAATCCGATTGATGCGTGTCTTACCGAAGAAGAACGTAGGAATTACTCTAGAAACGAAATGTTAGTTTCTTATGAGCATACACCAGAAAAAATTTACAATTCAACTATTGCGTGTTATAATGAACAAAAGGGTAAAAAAGTTGATAAAATGAAGTTAATGAATTTCTTTGTAAATCATAAAATGAACGTGTTGTATTCTAAAATAGGAGATTTCTTTTGAAAGTTGCTAATTATCAATTAGATGAAATTCTGAAACAAGTTTCAGAATCCCCAGACGCCGGAGTAGCACTTAAAGCTGCTTGTGATGAAAATCAATACATTAAGTATTTTATTGAGCAGGCCTGCAATGATGTCTGGGTTAATTTTGACGTAAATGAAATTTCATATACATTGAATGATTATCATCGGTCTATGGCGGGTTCTCGACTTTTGAGTAAAACTACATTTTATATTTACAAGGAGATTCTCTTAAATGAAGGATTGCCTTTGAAAACAAAACGATATCAAACAAAAAATCTTCTCGAGATGCTGTATAAGGGTGAAGCACTGATTCTTCTGGCTATACTTCAAAAGAATTTGCCAGAACTTTACCCTAATATCACACATGAGATTATGGTTGCTTCGGTATGAATATTAAAGAAATTAAAGCGATTACCAAAGAAGTTATCAATAACTCTATTATTGAAAGCTCTTCCGATTTTATTATGGTCGCATATGAACTACATAAAAGGTTCTATGAGGGAATTTCTAAAAAAATGGAATGTGTTCTTACCGTTGAGGGAACAAATTATCATGATTCTTGGCCAGCAAATTGTGTGTATACAGAGGAACATCTAAAGGGTCTGACTGCGGAAGAAATGTATGACTGTATGATTGCATATAGGATTTATTTGGATTATTTCTTAAACGATGAAACAATCTCCGAGAAATTCTATATGGATGAAGATGATCACATCGGATGGCAAATCTATAAGGAATTGGATATCAAGTACAATTGGTGTAAAAATCAACTTAATGTTCTCAATTATATCAAGGAAGCTCAACCAACATGAAATCTTCATCTAAATCTACATATCAATATTGTATAGCCTCGGTACCGGATGTTTATTCAAATATTAAAGTCATTGTTGGATCAGAAGAAATGATCTATGATAAAAAGTATGTTACAGCGATTGTGAATAATAACCGGCTTGTTAAATTTCTTAAAGAATCAGTAAAATTCAAATGAAAGAATTTGATTATTCCATAGATAAAAGTGTGTTCTTATCGAAGGCCAATTTTGCCGACTATATTGAACATATGCTTTTGGAGTCTCCGGGACTCACTTATTTTGAAGCTATTCTAAAGTTTTCAGAAGAATCTGATAAAGAACCGAGTATGCTTATCCCGTTTATGTCTGAAGTCTTACTTGAAAAGGTAAAACGATCTGCGGTGGAAAATGATCTTATTCGATCTGATGTATCTACAATTGAAGATTTTCTATGACACCATCTAAGGCATTTTCATATTATCATGGAATGCATTTGCATTTTGGGACAGACAATTATTCTATTCTTAAATATGGAGCTCATACCAAGCAAGCTACGGCAGCATTTAATAGATTAAGTCCTGCAACAAAGTATAAATTTGATTGGTTGGCAAATAATTTTCAAACAACACAAAATTTAGTATACGCTTGTATTGGATCTGAACTCAAAGAACTCGACATTAAGTTTGGAAATAAACAAGAGATACTTGATAACTACTTTGAATATAAGAAACGTCGAGAGTCTATTACTTATGTGCTTGAAAATGAATATCAAAAATATCTAGATAAGAAAGAATTCAAGTTCCACCAACTAATTTTTAATTATTTGGCATCGGTATATTCCCCGGAATTCATTCTATTTTTGGATCATGAAAGTAACAATCTTGAACTCATTCTTGATCACCCACAATTTTCATTCGCTCGGACTAAATTACTCCGACTGATTAAGTATAAAAGTTTTTTCTCTCCCCTCAACTATCTTCACATAAAGAATCATGAAGAACACATTTCGGCCTAAAAATTCAGAATTCGAAAATGCAGCTCATATCGAGCGCAAAAAGAAGGCCACTGCTAAAGTACTCAAGCCTAAAACAAAAGAGGATCGAACTCTGGAATATGGACTTGATGATGAAACTGAAATGATTGAGTATGAAAAATATATCAAGTAAACCCAGGCAACATTTTATTAATAAGGAAACACCGTGAACAAACCTACCTCCCACTTTAAACTCACAGCAACTACAAAATATTTGCTTTCTACAATTACCAACGACCATGACCGCCATGTGTTTCGTCAGAACATGATTCAGGCTCAACTTGAATCAGAAAAGAAACCAGTTAAGGAAGATAAGAAGAAATAATTATGACTAGAATTTATATTGCTGGCCCGATGAGTGGCTATGAGAATCATAATTTTCCTGCTTTCTGGGATGCTGCAACTCTGCTCCGCTCGCAAGGTTTTGATGTAGTTTCACCTGCAGAAATTAATCCAAATACTTCTATGGAATGGGGAGATTGTATGCGTGCTGATATTGCAGCTCTTGTAACTTGTGATGCGGTTCAACTGCTTCCGGGCTGGGAAAATTCTAAAGGTGCCACACTTGAGCACCACATTGCAGAACGACTCTTGATGAAAATTAGAACTCCGGAGATGCTAGTATGACTGAAGGTATTGGTGATATTAACTCAGATGATAAGGGTACTGGTGCTCGATATAATTCTGGTAAACCGAAGCTATCATTAATTCCCATGGTTACTCTATATGATGAAGCACGTGTCTGGGAGTATGGTGAGAAGAAATATAAAGCCTGGAATTGGGCGAAGGGTATGTCCTGGTCTGTGCCGTATGAATGTGCTCTAAGGCATTTGGCTCGTTGGCAAGCCGGCGAAGAAAATGATGAAGAATCTGGTCTACCTCATCTTGCGCATGCTATGTGTAATCTTCGTATGCTTACACTTTATGCCCAAATGTATAAAGAAGGTGATGATCGTCCACCCAAGGAATATTTAGAATGTCAAACTCCATCGAAGTAATAGAAGATATAGCTATTGCCACGGAAGTTATTTTGCAGCCGTCCAAAGTTGAAGGCTATATGGCTTGGACTGCAGGTCAGTTTCCACCGTATTATTGGTCTCAAGCATATGCCGGTGTAGAACAACCTGGTGAACGTGATCCATATAAATGTCCATACCCATTATTCCCAACGAGAGAAAAAGCTCTTGAAGCATGTACCAAAGCTCTCCCACAAGGTGGTACGTGTAAACTTGTAAAGATTGTATTATGAAAACTCCAAAATTTTGCCGGGACTGTATTTGGTCAAAACCCGAAGAAAGATCCGAATGGAATCTTAAATGTCATCACCCCAAAGTCGTTTGTAAAGATGAATGGGCATTGTCTGGTGCTAAAGATAATGGTTCGAGTACTAATGTAGAACGAAAATTGACATGGTCTCCATTTTCGACTCCAGCGTGTGGCCGAGAAGGAAAACTGTATGAGCCAAGAACCTGAAGATCTTTTACCGGCAAGTCAGATTCAACCAAAAGCATTCCATTACAAAGTCAACATCGAGGGTTCAATTGAACCCGTTTTTGTTACTGTGATTGCGTTAAATGCTACATCTGCTAAAGCCGGCCTAGCCAATCACCCGGCATTTGCCGGGAAAACTATTAGCTATTACGGTAGGTCAGATCATATTGTTCAGGTAAACGGATAATTTACACATAATGCTTTAAATGTTATAATAAATCCAAAGGAAATTATCATGGAAATGTTTATTGTTGGACTTTTTATTTTTGCATATCTACCATTGATTTTTGCTGCTATCGACGAAATTTTTTACTTTTAAGATATAAATGTTTACTCTATCTCAAGCACTAGCTGCTATCAAAGAAAAGCCAGAATTTACTTGTCGCGACAAAGGTTCGTATTCCGTTATTGACTATAATCTAAACTCAAAAACTACTTTTGTTGGTAAAGATGATGAGGAAACTCGCATCCTTCTTAATCTTCGTGGTACTGCTTTTGATAATGAGACTGGAAAAATCATTCGCCTAGGTTTTCCGAAGTTCTTCAATCTGGGGGAATTCCCAGAAGTAGATTCAAAGTTGAACTTTGAAGAAGATCATTTGATCACTCAGAAGATGGATGGGTCTTGTATCTTTCCAATTTTCGTGGGTGAAGAATTTCACCTAGGTACTCGTGCAGGTGTGACTGACATCGCTCAGTTGGCAACCGACTTCATTGCGGATAAGCCAAACTATAAAGAATTCATTAAAGAATGTCGCGGACAAGGGGCTACTCCAATTTTTGAGTTTTGCTCGCGTAAAAATAGAGTAGTAATTGACTATCCAGAAGATATGCTAATACTTACGGGTGTACGATATATGAAAACCGGTGAGATGTTTCACCGACCAAAACTAGAAACTATTACTTATATTTACGATATACCTTTGGTTCATCAACTTGATTCAATCGATCCTACAGGATTTATTAAGTTTCAACAATCTGTAAAAGATTTGGTTGATGATGAAGGAGTTGTGATCACTTTTAGTTCTGGTCATATGATCAAAATGAAGTCGGAGCAATACTGCGACCGCCATCACGCCGTGGATTCTCTAAAATGGGATCATGATTGTGTGAAGCTTATTGTTACTGGATTAATTGATGATGTAATCCCAATGTTGGCACCAGACCGAGCAGAGTTTATCCAGAACTATGCTGAAGGTTTGATGGAAGCAATCGACTGGAAAGCTAAGGCTATTCAGTGGGAATTTGAAAATCTTGCTCATATCAAAGATCGTAAGGCCTTTGCTGAAGCAGTGCTTCCACTTGATACCAAAGCATTTATGTTTAAACTGTTTGTTGATCCAAGCTATAATATCCGTGATGCTCTTCTTGAATATGCCAAGCGCATGTCTAATAACCAAGCAAATGTGAAAGAACTAAAGAACTTTATTGGTTTCAAACAGGAATATAAATGAGTAATTACACTTAATTAGCCAAAGAAACAAATGCCCAAAAGAAATAATATGATAACTTATCAATGCCCCGAATGTGGTAGCGAGGAAGTTACATTGACACATGAACAAATATTCATGGCAAATACCGGTGATCATTATTGTCATAGTGTTAAAGTGCAAGACCCAGAATCAAAATCTACGTGTTTAGAATGTAATTGGCATGGAAGACATGATCAACTAATTGGATATGGAGATAAAGAATGAGCGTATTAATGGTAACCGAGCTAGAACAACGTCTTACTAATGTTCTTCGAGTAACAACCGAAACACTTAATGCCGTAACGGCAGAACGTGATAAACTTAAGGTGGATTTGGAAAATATTTGGAGACAATATGAATTAGATATGGGCGCAATCTCAGACGTAATTCCTTATTTAGAACAAATTATTGCCGAACGTGATTCATATAAAGCTGATGCAGAACTTGGTCGCATCGCCATGCGGTTCGTTGATCGCGCTGGCGACTACTGTGATGTTGATCCTGCCGAACGTATCTGTGATGAATTTTATAAAGCAATATCGGATGCTGTTATGAAGGATAAGCCATGAATACCAATGAAATTATGGCATTGGTTGCAAAGGTGCGAGACGCTAGAGTATATGAATGGGATGTGTCGGAAGCGGTTGAAGCAAATAAGACATTACAAGCCGCTATTGAGGAGCTTGTGCAGGAGCGTGATAGTGAGATTGCAAGGCATGATAGCATGGTGATTTACAACGATCAACTGGCAGCAGAGCGTGATGAATGGAAAGCACGAACTGAGTTTTCATTTGGTGAGCGCGACAAGCTGAAAGTAAGTCGTGATGAATATCAAGTTGAAGCCGATCGTTTGGCTTGGGAGAATAAAACGATGCGTGATGCATTGGAAACAATCCTAAGTATCAAATTTAGTAACTGGAGTGATGGTGCAATGCGAGCTACTGCCCGTGAAGCACTCACAAGGAGCAAATCATGAACCAAATTGACGTTGCAATCAAGCATTACGAAGCAGCATTGAAAGCCGCTTTTCCAAAGGGTGCAGACGGCGAAGTTTTCCTGCGTTGGAAATATGCACGCCAAGCCATCGAGCAGGCTGGGAAGGTGGAGCCTGTGGCGTGGGTAGGTGAGATTGCAGAGGGCGCACAGCTTTTACTGGATAAGCCGACCATGTGGGATGCAGTTGAACTCTACACCCACCCACCAACAGCACCAGCGCAGCCAGTCTTGCATGGACTTTCACTGGCTGTCATTGGATTGAAGCACTTCGGAAATCCTATTCCGCAAGAGTGGTATGCGGCTGCAAAAGAGTTGCTGTCAACAGCACCAGCGCAGCCACTGACCTGCGCATGGACGCTTGATGACGAAGAATCCGGTACATGGGCATCATCATGCGGTGAGCTTTGGAGCTTTATCGACGGTGGCCCTGACGAAAACAGGGTGTCGTATTGCCATCATTGTGGCGGCAAGGTAATCAAAGGAGCATCGCTATGACCACCCGCACTGAGTTGATTGCACGGCTGCGCGATGGATACCCAATCATTGAGGCTCAGAGAGAAGCCGCAGACATGCTGGAGGCTGATGCAGCCGAGCTTGCCGAAGCAGAATCGGATCTAAATGAACATTGGCAGATCATCGAAAAATTTCAGATTAAAGAAAAAGAATTATATGCTGCAGCTCACCTGGCTTTAAATGCTCTATTGAAAAAGAACGGTAAGTGGGGACAGGGTCATGATGAGTTAGAAACCAAGGCTATTGCATCACTAAAATCTGCGTTGGAGATTAAAACCGACGACCCAATCAAATAATGTACACTTAATGACAAATGGATTATAATAGATTTATCAATGAACACAAAGGTGAATTCACATTCAATTCAGACATAGATCTATCTAAGGTAGATGTATCTGACATTAATGAACCAACCCCAAAGATCAAACCTCAAGAAATACTTCGCCTTCTCAGCCCAAGATTGAGTTGGAAGTTAAATAGGTTTCTATTTGTTCTAAATCTATTAAAGAAATTTGTTAAATGAAAAAAGAAGAATTCTACTTTACAACAAATCGCTCAATGTAGATTTTGCACATATTAAAGTGCCATCTATACATTGAATTACCACCTCCCACTTTACCACAATGTGGGCATGTTATAAGTTTACGTGGTTTTCTCATATTTGCTTTGTGTGATTCTGATTTCTTTTTGCCAACCGTTGATTCGCTGTGCTTTCTTTTAGTTTCTTCTGATCTTTTAGTTCCAAACATTGGGTTTAACTTACCGGTTTTAGATTTACTTATATTTTTATTGTGTTCTTCTGAATTTTTCTTCCCTATGTGACCAATACTTTGCTTCATTCTGGTCTCCAAAGAATGAGTAACTCCAGTATGAGCAATACTTTGTTTCATTCTAGTTTCATCTGTAATTTCTTTAAAATTTGTCCAGTGATTTTCTCCCGATAATTTATCTATTCTTTTGTCTATAGTTTCTCTAGACTGCTTAACTCCAAAACTTGGATTTTTATCCCCAAGATTAGCAATTCTATAATTATTTCTTGCTTCTTCTGTACAAATTCTTCCGGAACTCCCTTCACCACCATCCGTGGAGTTTCTTAAAATTCCACTATTATCTTTTTCTTTTCCATACCACCTTATATACTTTCTTTCTAAAGCAAATGCGCCAATTTCTGTTAGATTTTTTTCTAATATAATTATCAAATTTATATCACGTGGTGTATGTACGTATTTGTGTTTTATCCAAGCTCGATTACCTTGACCCTTGCCAATATAGTAAGGTGTTCCGGCTTTGGCAGTCTTGGAATCTTTGGATCGTAGATAAGCGTAAACATAGAATCTCAGGGGATTCAACTTATCTTTATTTTGTTCAATTAAATAATTTTTAATGCTGGACATAATGGCCTTTCAACTGGTTGTCTAGAGTCACTGGGATTGTCGAGATCCGCGAGTGACATTTTTATTTTACACATATTAATAGTTGTGATATAATTTATTTAATCAATTCAACTCAAAATCATGACAGAAGAATTTAAAGTACTAACTGACAGGGAACATGTTCTAGCTAGAACCAATGTATATTTGGGATCTACATCTTGTGAACCATTTTCCGGTATTATTAATTTTGAATATAAAACAAAAATGATAGTACCGGCTCTTATAAAGATGGTAGAAGAAGTTTATCAAAATTCAATTGATGAACACATTAGAACTAAGGGTGAGTTTGCAACTCATATTGACATAGATATTTCCAATACTCTCGAAGGTGTAGAAATAACAATTTCCGACAACGGTCGGGGTATACCACAAGAAAATATTGGGGGTATACCCCGACCTGTTTTAGCTTGGACAGAATTGAGAGCTGGTTCTAATTTCGATGATTCGAATAGACTTGGTGCTGGCACCAACGGCATGGGTGCAGCTCTTACAAATATATTTTCCAAATCATTTGTAGGTACTACATGCAATGGAGTAAATAAACTCACAGTTACATGTTCCGATAATATGAAGAATATCTCTCATAAGAATTCTAAAGGAACTAAAGCAGGAACTTCTGTTAAATTTATCCCAGATCTTTCGAGATTCAATTTACTTGAATTTGATCAGCATCATATTGATGTATTATATGATAGAATTTTGAATTTAGCGATTTTATATCAAAATATTAAATTCACATTCAATGGTGAAAAGATTCACTTCAAAAATATTAAGGCAGTCGCTAAATGTTTTCATGAAAATTCTGTGTGTGGTGAATTTGAAAATTTTTCATTTGTGTTAGCGCCAGCAGGTGATGATGAAGAATTTAGATTATTGTCATATGTCAATGGCATCTATATTAAGAATGGAGGCGCCCATATTAATTATGTTCTCGACCAAATAATTTCTACTTTAAAAGAACATATTCGGAAAAAATATAAGATCGACGTATTATCAAACCAAATAAAGCAACACTTGTTATTTGCATCCTGGATGCAAAACTTTCCGGCACTACGTTTCGATAGCCAAAGCAAGGAACGAATCACAAATACATTCTCTGAAATTGCAGCACATCTTGAAGGAATTGACTTTGATAAGATTGCCAAGCAAATTCTGAATACACCCGAGATTCTAGATCCAATGATTCAGGCTATCCTTTATAAGAAGGAACAAGCCGAGGCTCGTGAACTGGCTAAGAAACAAAAATCAACAGCCAAGATCCGTGTGGTGAATCATATTGCTGCTACTGATGCAGACCCAGAGAAAAGAATTCTATATATCGTAGAAGGTCTCTCGGCTGTTGGCTGTCATATCTCTGTGCGCAGCCCCAAAACTGACGGCGCGTATCCCCTTAAGGGAAAGGTGATGAATGTCCGCGGTATGAAACCAGTTGATATTATTAAGAATAAAGAAATTCGTGAATTACTTTCCATCGTCGGACTTGAATTTGGAAAATCTGCACATAATCTGAATTATGGTAAAATAGCCATATTCACTGACTCTGATACAGACGGTGATCATATTTTTGCTCTACTTATGAACTTGTTTTCAAATTGGCCTGAGTTGTTTACCGATGGTAGAATTCTCCGGGCCACGGCACCATTGTACTATTGCACTAAAGGAAAAGATCTGAAGTCGTATTACACTAAGGATGAATTCGAAGCTGCCAACACTAAAGGTTACACAGTAGATTATTTCAAAGGTTTGGGATCTATGCCCAAGGAAGTATACAAGCAGTGTCTGCAGAATCCAAGATTTATTAAGGTGAATGCCAACAAAGCAGATTTTGAAAAATTGGAAATGGCCTTCGGTGATTCAGCCGATGGTCGTAAAGAATGGATGATGACAGCATGAAAATTATTGATTCAAATATCTCGAACGAAATTGACACCGGCTTCAAAGCCTATTCTCTGTACACAGTTGAAAATCGTGCAATCCCATCTGTAATTGATGGACTGAAACCTGCAGCACGTAAGCTAGTGTATTCTATGCTTACAGAACATTCTAATAAGAAAGTTAAGGTCGCAGAACTTGGTGGTGGCTTGGCAAAGTATAACTATCACCACGGTGAAGATTCTGCCATGGGTGCTGTGATTACTCTTACGGCCGATTGGAACAATAATTGTCCGGTATTCACTGGCCATGGTAACTTCGGTTCACGGCTGGTTCAAGAAGCTGCAGGCGCCCGTTATATTTTCTGTACACTTTCACCAGAGTTTAAAAAATACTTCATTGATAACGAAGTAACTTCTAAATCTCCGGATCCAGAAAATCCAGAACCTGCTTACTATCTTCCAACTATCCCGTGGGTACTCATTAATGGTACTCAGGGTATCGCCGTGGGTTTTGCATGTAATATTCTCCCACGTTCTGTGAAGGACGTTTCGGCTGCAGTTAAGAAATACTTAAAGGATCCGAAGAAATATCTTAAGGCTCAAGAATCTATTCCCCCAACATTTCCACACTTCCGCGGTACAGTTACTCAGGATGTAGAAAATTTGGCCACGTGGTATACTCAGGGTATTGTAGAATACGTTGGTAAATTTACATATCGCATCTCCGAACTTCCAATTGGGTACGATCGTGAAAAGTATGTAGAGTTTCTCAATGATCTTCTTGACCAAGATAAAATCCGCGACTATGAAGATAATTGTTCCGAAGCCGGATTCTGTTTTGATGTAAAAGTTACAGCTCTGGCCCGTGAAAAGATTGATGCAGATCCAATCAAATTCTTTAAACTGAAGAAGTCGCACACAGAGAATATCACGACTCTGGATATTCATGGTAAGCTGAAGTTGTTCTCATCTGTAGCAGATCTATTGGCTTATTTTTGTGACCATAGACTCGAGAAGTTTAATGAAAAGATCGAATACGAAAAGAATTATCTTTTGACACAGATTGAGCAAATGACGGATAAGGCAAAGTTTATCAAAATGGTGGTAGAACGTAAGATCGACTTCCGGCAGCTGAATAAGGCTCAACTGCTTGATGTGATCGGCACCAAAATTACCACGGGTGAACATGGCAAGAGCTTTATTAACATTCCTCTTTATAGTTGTACAACGGACGCTGTAGAATCGCTAGAATCGAAGATTAAACAGTGTACACATGAACACATTCAATTGACCAAAACAAACGCACTGGAGCGATACCTAACTGTGCTATGATTAATTTGCACATAATGACCGACGTGTTATAGTATAAATTGGAATATAAGTAACTGGAAAAATTATGCCAACCTCATACACACGTTCGGTAAAAACTGGCAAAGGCCAGCGTATGGTCTATAATACATCTTCAACTGGTAAAACAACTAGAACTGCCGTTCGAAGAACCAATTTGGGTGGTGGGCAATATCTAACAACGCGTTTTACAGAAAACAAAACACCCACATATAAATCAAGCCCAAAAACTCGATCAACGAGTCGAAATAAAAGATCTTCTTCTGGTGATGGTGGAGCAACTCTAGTTTTTGGTCTCTTTGTTGCTCTTATCGCCGGAGCAACTTGGTTAATATCCAAACTGTATACATGGTTTCGGACACGTTCAAAGAAGCCCGAATAATTTACATATAATCCAGTTAGGTTATAATGAATCATCTTAAACAAAGGATAGATCATGGCGACCATTACAGTTAGTTCAGATAAAGTTGTTGACGCTGCAACCAAAGTTATCGAGCATATTGAATCTATACGGAAAAACCGTGATGAAAATGAAATTGAAGTTGTTATGTCCCGCACACGGGGCTTCTTCAAAAAATATCATTTCACACGTGAACAGGCAATCAAATATCTTGACAAGTCGCCACATTCATATTTCGGCTGGAGAAGTGTGTACGCCTGGGGAGATTTGGAGCATGCCAAGAAATTACTGGTATTGGCCAAGAATGGAGACCCCGTGACTTTGAATGAAGAAGATACCCGAGTTCTGTTCGGATAATGTACACATAATGCTTCATAGGTTAAAATACATCTATGAACGTAACACAACACCTTAGAGACAGATTCGTTAACCTCGACCTCCATAGGTTCTTGGTTGATGATGAAAACAATATGGCAACTGCTCTGTTGTATAATCTATCTGGCCAAGTTTGTGGATACCAGCAGTATCGGCCTGGTGCAGATAAAACCCGCCGAAATGATCCCAGAGAAGGTAGATACTATACTTACAAAACCGAAGGTACTTTGGTTGTATTCGGAGTAGAAACTCTGCATTTAACTCCCGGTTTAGTATTTGTCGTAGAAGGAATGTTTGATGCCGCTCGGTTATCTTCTCGTGGTTTTTCTGCCCTTGCCGTACTCTCAAATAATCCAAACCAAGATCTTAAGGGATTCTTGAAGTGTCTGAATCGTAAAGTAGTCGTAGTTTATGATAATGATGCAGCTGGGGTAAAATTGGCTAAATTCGGACATGAAGCCGTGTGTTTAGATTCCAAGGATGTTGGTGATGCATCTGAGGAAGAACTTAATCAATTATTGAAAAAATATGAAGTATATCTCGGGTGATTTGATTCAGTTAGCCAAGGAAGGTAGATTTGATATTATTGTCCATGGGTGCAATTGTTTCAATACAATGGGATCTGGGATCGCCAAACAAATCAAAGAAAATTATCCTGTTGCTTGGGAAGTTGATCAAGCAACTAAGAAAGGTGATCGTCATAAACTCGGTAGATATACCATGGCCATGTATGATCCAATTGTGATTAATGCATATGTGCAATATGATTATGGCCGAGATGGTAAGGATCGTTTTGAATATGAAGCATTTAAAATGATTCTTGATAAGCTTTGGCTTCGTTATCCACGCTCACATTTTGGTTTTCCATATATCGGCTGCGGTTTGGCTGGTGGGAATGAGGCTAAAATTGTAGATATGTTAAAAGATTTTGATCGTAAGATTAGTTTTTATGGTGGTTCCGTCACATTGGTAAAATATGAGTAATATACATTTTCAAATGAAACTTATCTCGGATGAACTCTGGGATACAATGTTCTTTTGTACAGGTAATCGACCGATATCATCTAAAACAAAAGAATCACGTACACTTAGTTTTGATACTGGTTTTAAAATACTGATCAAATCATTTAGATCGATCTCGGTTAATGGTGATATGTGTAAATCTATCCCAGAGGCAAAATTTGTAATTATGAAGGAACTTTTAGTATGAAAGCATTGAATTTTAATAAGAACTCTTGGCATTATCGGCTGGTAACAAAACTTAAATTATATGAAGCACCATACAAGAAAGATGTTTGTGGCGATGGTAAATTATACACCATTGGTGATTCTGCCGATATTTGTACTTACTCCAAAGCAGTCCTTTTGGCACTAGTTTTCATAACTCTCTTTGGTGCGATTGCCATGTCTGCGCTAGTAACTGTTGTACATACGTTACTTGGGATTTATTTTAGTGTGATGTTGGGCCAATGGTTCTTTGATGAATTGGGTCTTTTTGGTTTTACACTTATGATAATTGGGTTTGTAGTTTTCACTGTTTTTAAAACTGTAAAGTCTTATTATGATTATAAAGATCTGCATTGTTGGGATTCTAAGAAGCCAAAGCAAGATACATTCTTTAGTAACGCATATAAGTCTTGGAAAAATAAATTTTGTGTTCCCATTAAGTTCGATGAGTAATGTTATGAAATATCTAAATAAACGAGTTATGATCGATCCGATGTTTTCGGCATCGGAATGGCAATTATATTCATCTTCTGATGATCCAGAAATGGCTCAAAAGTCAAAAGGTGCTGCAATTGCACTTAATATAGCTTTAAAGAAGGCCGTGAATAAAAAGGGTGCAACAAGATCTTCCGTGGCGGCCGCCATGCGAAAAATCATGTTGAAATATTCCGACTGTGGTGCTCGAGACACAGAACCATGGTACCTAGTATCGGACATTCTTGACGATATCTACGGACCAACATTTTAATGTACACATAATAGCTAATGTAGTATAATTAACCATCAACAACTTAAGAGGTATTTCATGGGTGGTAAATCTAAAAGTGTATATTTGACGGTATGTCCTCTAGGCAAACTCCAGGCAGTATTGAGGAAAACATTCTTCGATGCAAAAAGTCTGAGGGAGTTTATCTCCTCAGAAGAATTCAAAGAAAAGTATCCGGCAGATAAATTTCAAATCATTAAAGAAACTTATTAAATGACTGTAACCGAAAAAGAAACCCAATCGATCTTGGCCCTTCAGCGGGTCACCGAGGCGCTTAACATTGCAACACAGGAGCGTGATGCCCTTCGCTTTGCTGCACAAGCGGGTCTGGAGGCTGATATGCGTCTTGAAGCCGCGCGATTCTTTGAAGATGTAGCGTAGCACCCACGAAGAAAAGAAATTATGGATCAAAAAATTGAATGGTGCAGCAAATGTGGAATGGGCACAGGTCATGGCAGTCCAGGCAATGACAGTCTTTATGTGAACCACACAGGCCCATTTTGTGAAGACTGTTATCAAGCCTTGAAGCCAACGGCACCAGCCGTGCCGCAAGGGTGGAAACTTGTGCCGATTGAGCCAACTATTGAGATGATGATGCAGATGCCGGGCAGTGCCGATGCGACAGAGTGGAAACAGTATTACAAAGCCATGCTATCCATGGCGCCAATAGCACCCGCGCAGCAGGCATGGCCGAAAGAGACCCAGCCTGACGGATCAGTAAATGAAGTCGAGCCTAGTGATATGGCACCAACAGCACCAGCGGCCGCAGTTGAAAAAGAAAAAGCTGTATATAAAGTTACTGTGGTCACTAATGATAATCTCAATCTGTTAGTGGTGGCAACTGAATATACTATGAAAGACGCCCAGGCTTCTGCAGAACGTTTGGCCAACATGAACCCCGGGATTCGTTATGCCGTCACCCAGATGTTGGGAATTGTGAGGGCTGGTGGAGTAGTCTGGGAATAATTTACACATATTACTGGTTATTGTATAATAAATCATCTTCTGAAACAAAGGAAAAATCATGGAAAAGTTACAATATTTGCCTACGGTCGGACCATACTTGTTGATGCTGACCAGGTTAAACTTCACACCAAGAAGGATGCAGCTGTCTGTGCTATCACAAAGTTTCATTCCGTCTATCCAAGTCTTCCTCGTGAAGCCAAGGTAATTTTTGACGAATTGATCTCAGAACAAATGAAGATCATCCATTCGACTTTTCGGAAGATTCGGAAAAATGTTCAATTCGTTGGAGTTTAATCATGATTACAGTCAAAGAAGTTAAAGAAGCCCTGGGTCATTCTGTCGACCAGGTTACTCGGCTCCGTGACGGTTCAATCATCGGCCGTAAGGGTTATTTTTACCGTCAATCTCAGACATGTGAAACCTTTATGCTTGCCGCATCCGAAAAGTTGAATCGGGCCGGCCTTTCATTTGAAGTCACAGATTACTATGATCACTGGGCTCCGTTCCGTGGTGGCGATTCGATTGCCAAAGGTTCTCATTTTGCCGTTGTTTTTAAATCTAAGGAATAATCATGTCTGATTTTACACAAGTAGTTGTTTGGCCCGGTACTCTGTTGGGTAACAATACCCCAGCCGAATTCGAAGAATTTGTTTCAAATGAACTCAGTGCCAGGGTTAAGTTCATTGGTGAATTTACCACCGGACCTGATTTTGATGACCCAACTACCGGCGGCCGCGAAGATTTGTTGTTTTATGTGCATACAGAAGATATTCCTAAATTTGCTGTGGCACGCCTGGCCTACGGTATGCGATGGCTTGAAGATGTGTTGGACAATGAAAAGTATCGGAATACCAATCTCGGTGCTCCAGAAGGCTATTCTATCTACCCAGAAGAAGTCACTAAGCTGTATTCCTGGAAATAAATAAAGGACACCTTGCAAGTTCTACAGGGGAACAGTCGACTCATAATCGATCGGGGTGGGAGCATTACCCACGCGAGGTACCAAAGGATTTAAAATGAAATTGAAATATCAAACAGTCGTCATTTCTTATGCCGGAGGTATTCGGAATGAAGTTGCTCGCGGTGAGGCTACCGAGCTTTCGGATGAAGAATATGTAACCATTAAAGATGCATTATGCACTGCCGCCGGTCAAACGACATACGTAGATATGGGTGGGGTTATTATTCCCGGTGAATTTTTTAGAAATAATTGTGTAATTGAAATTATAAAAATAACGGATTAATTATGCGTAAGTGTAAAATCAGCTCGGGACGATATGATTATGTAGGATCATATGAAGGTACTGCCAAGAAACTACTCAAGGAATTGCCTAAGGCAAAAATCTATGGGGTATTTTATCAAGGTAAGTTTTTGACTGGTAATCAGTCTCTACATAGAACACAAGCCGCCAGAAATTGGCGTCTATTTTGGCGTCTCAAGACGATTCGGCGCACCAAAGAACTTTTATCTAGGAGTTAGATTATGACTTGGTTTACTTGGACTCCACTTGAATTAGTGGCAAACTTATTCACTATTGCCTGTATTTTTCTTGCCGGTCGTAATTCTATCCACACCTGGTGGATCGGAATCGTTGGCGCCATTCTTTATGGTGTGATGTTTTATAATGTACAGCTGTATGCTGATGCGACATTGCAAGTGTTCTTTATCGTCACTGGAGTGTTGGGTTGGGTCGGTTGGAATGCAAACAAAGTAATTTACAAAGTTGACAAACCAACTCCGATTACCAATGTTAATTCAAAGACTTTTGTGATTATGCTGGGAATTGCTATTGTAACTGCTGCTGGATATGGTTGGCTTTTGCATACATTTACAGATGCATATGCACCTTGGATTGACTCAACCGTACTCACCTTCTCAGTTGTGGCACAATTACTCTTGATGGCACGTAATGTTCAAACATGGCAAGTGTGGGTGCTTGTGAATACTCTATCTGTTCCGTTGTTCTGGAGTCGCGAATTGTATATGACTTCTGTGATGTATGGATTCTTTTGGGTCAATGCCGTGTACTCATACTTCCATTGGAAGAAATTGATGAAGGAACAAAAATGAAGAATTTAGGTACTTGGCTTATGATTCTGTTTGTTGTGAGTCTTCTTGGTCTAGGAATTTATTTTGAAATTGGCCGTTGGCAAGAATGTCGACAAACAAATTCATGGTATTACTGTATGAAACTAATGGAGGCAAAATGAAATTCTGCCCCGACTGCGACCCAGACTATTCTTGTTGTGATTTTTGCAAATGGTATAGTTTCAATGGAGATAATACTGGAGCTTATACCGGAAACGGTTGGTGCAATCTTCATTGGCAACCAATGCACCCGGGTAGTGTTTGTGATAATTTCCACTGTGAAGATTTGAAAGATAAAGAATGAAATATCATGATCAGTTACTTAAAGATATTGATGCCGCGTATGAATTACGCCGGCCACGTGATAGTCTTTTCAAAAGACCAGTAAATCATTATGAAATACTCTGTGCTAAACATAAAGAATTTATTGAATCAATTAAAGATGAATTACATTCTGTGACCGAAGAATTACCACTTATCGGTTCTCATGTATTGGCTGTGGAAGATTTATCCCCATTAGGTAAAGGGGTTTTTCTTTCGGATTATTGGTACACAAAATTTGGTTTTGTAGCCGAATTACATTATGATGATGCTTATGGGTATATTACTCATTGGGCTTATTTGAGGTTAGAAAATGAATAAAACTGTTGCTAAACTTGCCGCCAAAGCCGGCTTTGATGTTGGGATTCATGATGGTATGATCCTTGGTAATTTTTCTGACATTTATAAATGTCAGAAATTAGCAGAAATCATTATTAATGAATGCATTAATGCTGCTGGAAGCAATCCTTATGTTAGTGCAAAAACATTAATTAAAGAACACTTTGGAATAGAAAATGATTAAATTAGAAGTTGCACAAAGTTTATACTCTGATGCGGTGAAATTATGTGAAGCAGAGGGCCGCAATGAAGCCTGGCTATATGAACGAAAACTCATTGAGGTAATCATTGAAGAATGTGGTATCGCTCTACGTACACATCTCCGTGATCAAATTTCACGGGGCCAGGCATATGATTTGATTAAAGAACAATTCGGAATAGAAAATGAGTAATTATTATCCAGATAAATTTGTTGTGGTTAAGGTTACATCACCAGAATATGGTGTTTTGTATAGAGTACTTGCATCCTGGTATGGCGGCTATACAGGTTCTGATTCTTGGAAACTCAGCTCCGGTATTACTAAGATTACTAAAACCGAACCCGGTTATGAATTTTTGAATCACTCTGGTTCTACATATTTTTGTTCTAAACAAACTTATGGTATGTCTTCTTATACAATGTCAATTTATGCTGGGTTTGTTGATCAGTTAAAAGAAGCCGGAGAGGGGCATTCGATTGAAATTGTTGACGAAGAAGCAATTGACTCTCTAGAGGTTTAATTATGATTCAGTTTGATAGAGTGTCGACTGAAGATGTAATTCGCCAGTCATTTATGGAAGATTCCAGATCAATCTCCACTGTGCTTAATGCAGATGAAAATACTAATTTAGAATTTACATATACAATCCGACACAAAAACATTTCTGCGAAATATGCCAAAGCAATTCTCAAAGATTATTTGACCGAGAATTTAAAATGACAGATGAATTAGACCTAGTAACCAGACTGAAGATACGAGCCAGTATCCGAAGAAATATTCAGACACGTAAGTCCGTACAAGAAGGTAAACCCGATAGAATTTCCGATTTGCTTGAAGAAGCAGCAAAAGAAATTGAAACCCTTCGTTTAATGGTTAAACGTCGCACTACTTTTGAGAAAATATATGACTACTTATTCAAAAACAATCATTAAGGTTTCTGTGCATTTGCCAGATGATTCTCCTATCTTTGGAGAAAGTTCCACTCATGTTAGTCTTGAAGATGAAGCAGGAGGTATTTATCTAAAGCTCGAGCAGTGTAATGATAATATACAGAATGGTTGTGTCACATTTAACGATATTGAACATCTTGAAGCAGTTGTATCTGCAGCCAAAGAACTTTTACAGAATGCTCCCAAATCATGAAATTAACTACTGAAGAACGCGAGACCACTTTAAAATATGGACATCTTTTTGTGAATACCGGTGGGAATGATCTTATTGAATTAATGGAGCGCCCAGGTGTTAATTATTTTAATAATCCTATAGTAGCTGAACTTCAAGGGTCATGTTTAAGTCAATTATCATTGTTAATGAAGTTAAAACAACTCGGTATGCTAATAAGGTCTAGTATATGAAAATTGGAGTAACTGGTACTAGGAATATTCCCAATCGAAGTCAGTTTGATCGTGTTTATGATTTTCTAAATTCTGCTATAGAGCATTGTAAAGAAAAAGAAGAAGATATGTGGCCACCTGAGCTTCACCATGGTGATTGTATTGGTGCAGATGAAATGGTCGCCAAAATAGCAATGATGTTAGGGTTTAAGGTAATTTGTCACCCACCGGAAAATACCGTTTTAAGAGCTTATCAGACATCTCATGAGACCCGGGTACCATTGTCATATTTCCATCGCAATAGAAACATCGTAGATGAAACAGATTTTCTTATCGCAGTACCATACCAAGATTCACATCAATCGACTGGTGGCACTTGGTATACTGTGGACTACGCTGTTAAGAAGAACAAACAGGTTAAGATCTTTTACCCCAATTTATCATGAATAAAGAATTTATTAATGGTTGGAAAGAAATAAGAAACGAGTATTCCTGTGATTGGACTACTTGGCTTGGATTTCCCGTTGTTTATGATGGTGGGCTTTGTGTGAACAGAAGTCCAGAAGAAGTTGCCGAGAGTAGAAAATATATGTATAAGGTGAAACTATGAATATCAAATTACCAGAACCAGCAATTAATCAAGAATGCTGGGGCTATAATGCATGTGGTGAAATTTCATGGAGAGAACCTAATCTAATTGGTTATTCTCCAAAGCAAGTGGGAGATATTCTTTCAGAATTAAAGAATGCGCTGGTCAAAGCCAGAGTAACATTCGACGAATTATCTAAACTCGGTAATGGAGATTGTGATGGGAATTCAATTGGTAATAGTATTGCACAAGATGCCCGAGCAGAAATAGATAAATTATTTTACACAAATGATGAGATGTGATATAATAAATTTATGAAATTCTGTAAAGACTGTAAATATTTAGATTCGTCGGTATTCATTGATGAATTTAGTTATGTATGTAAACACCCAAAAGCTATCGAGAGTACTGATGTAGTCACCGGCCGAATTTGGTATTTGCGAGCACTCTGTATGCGTAATACTCATTGTGATACTGGGTGTGGTCCGGAAGCAAAACTCTTTGAACAAAAAATTTCTTGGTTTAAAAAATGGCTATGATTCCTGATGCAAAAATTACTGATGTAGCGGTTATATTTGAAGGTGAGATTTATTCTCTGCCTGCCCCAAATCGCCATCACAATGTAATACATATGATGTATGGTAATGGTATCCGGATCAATGGTCCCAGTTTAGAAGGATTTTTAGATGAGAATGGTACTTTTCTAAATCGCTCGGCTGGAATGATCCGCGCTCAGCGTAATGGTCAATTGAACCGAAGAGAAGGTGATCAGTTTTATCAAGGTCCGGATCTTTATTCGGAGGATTTATGGTAAAGAAATATGTAACAGGTTTAGTGGTCGGCAAGTTCTGTCCACTTCACAATGGACATCTCTCTGTTATTAAGAGAGCATTTGAACTCTGTGATCGGGTAGTTATTCTTTCTTATACTTCGGAGAGATTTATAGGCTGTGAGGGATTCCGTAGGAAAGAATGGCTTGAATATGCAGTTGAGAATATTACCGATGATGACAGCCGTGGGTCTGTTCATATCCTCGATGACATCGTTACCATAGAAGATGATGACCCAGAAGATGAACATCGGTATTTTTGTGCCGATTATCTTCTGAATGAACTCGACACTACAGTCCAAGCAGTATTTACTTCTGAATCTTATGGACAAGGGTTTGCAGATTATCTTTCCAAGTATTTCTCTGATAATCTAAAGACTTCGATTACCGTTGATCATGAAATGATAGATTCAGAACGTAATGTTTGGCCAATCTCTGGTACACAAGCTCGAAGGGCTCTAGCTAGTAAATATCGACCACAAATGCTGGATATTTTCTTGCCTCATTATGTAAAACGAGATTTTGTACGGAAGATTCTTTTTCTTGGTGCAGAATCAACTGGTAAAACTACTCTAGTGAAAGCACTAGGAGATGACCGCGGTCTAAATACTGCTCTGGAATTTGGTAGATATCTATTTGACAAACGAAAGGGTAAACTCCAATATGAGGATATGTTTCATATTGGAGACTCACAAATTACTGTAGAAAAATATCGGGCATCTGGTCTGAGTCTTAATGAATATCTATACTGTGATACTTCGCCTTTAACGACTGCGTTTTACTCCAAAGAAATGTTTGGTTGTGTTTCTCCAAAGCTTGTTGATCTTGTGTTAGATACTCAAGATTCATATTACAAGATCTTTTTATGTGCTCCAGATTTTCTTATGGTGCAAGATGGCACTCGGAAAGATGAAGCATTCCGACAAAGAGGCCATGCATATTATATGAGAGAACTTGAAGAATTTAACTATACTGTACTCAGGGGAAGTCTTGAAGAACGAATTGCTCAAGTAAAGAAAGAATTGTCATGAATAATAAACCGGAAACATATTGGGAAGAAAGATGTGAAGTTTTGGAGGGATTCGTTATAAGATTAGCCTCAGTTTTGATTGCTAATTTACCTGCATGCAGACCTACTGTAGTCGAATTAATCTCTGAATGGGAAAAGATTTTGGTTGGTTTAGATAAAGAGTATAAAACGAATCATGATTAAATTATCAGATAAACTTTATGTTGCCGAAGATGAGATCGCTGAAGTTACACTTTCAACTTACCACGATAGTATTTTGGTAAAGATGAAATCTGGTGATGTACACAACAAAGATCTCGAATACGGCCGAGTCTCAATCTACACCCAACTAGCTAATTTTGTTGCCGAGATCGATAAGTAATTTACACATATTGCTTAATGTGGTATAATTAATTTATACCAACCGAAACACAAAGTAACATCATGTTTACATTCGACGAAGATACCGTAAGTGACCTCCATAAGGATGCTTACGGTTTTCGCCCTTCTCAGTCGTGGTGGTACGGTTGGACTCATGCTACGGATGCTGAAAAGCAATCAAATTGGGATTCTATGGTTGAAGCCATGGCTCGGTCGGAAAAATACCGTGTCGAATGTGAAAAACATGCTGTAAAAGAATTTGAAGCCGCAGTCTTAAAAATCATGGAATCTGGCGCCAAAACTCGTGAAGTCGCTCTGGATTGGTTGATGGATGCTTCCGGCTGTAATGGTGATTGGGAATACTTCTGTTTTCGCCACGGTCTCCCCTACCAATATTTCAAGAAAGTTTAAAATGACAGCTGTCACAATAGTCAGTGATCTCCACTTGGAATTCGGTGGGATTACAATCACCAATCCACAGAAAGCAGACGTATTGATTTTGTCTGGTGACATCATGATCGCTGATAAAATCTCTGCAACGGAAGTAAAAACTGCCGATCGTTATATCCATACCCAACGCTATAAAGAATTTTTTGATCGTGTTTCTCTGGAATTTAAACATGTAGTTTATGTTGCCGGGAATCACGAATTTTATGGTGGCAAATGGAATAAATCATTAGATGACATCAGAGAATTCCTAGTTAACTATCCTAATGTATATTTTCTCGAAGGAGAGATGATTGAATTAGATGATGTAGTATACATGGGTGGAACTCTTTGGACCGACATGAATAAGGGTGACCCATTGACGTTGCATTCTACACGAGATTTGATGACAGATTTTAGTATTATTCGTAATGATGTGCTTGGTTATAGAAAACTTAGTCCCGCTGATACTGTGATTCGCCATAGAAAAACTTTACAATACTTTAAATTCATAGCACAAGAACACAAGGATAAAAAGATAGTGATGGTCGGTCACCATGCACCACATCAGAAAAGCATTAGTCCCAGATATGCCGATCAATTTCTAATGAATGGAGCATACGCTTCGGATTTATCCGAATTCATTTTGGACCACCCACAGATTAAATTAGTTACACATGGCCACATGCACAATTCGTCTGACTATATGATTGGTGATACGCGAGTTATCTGCAATCCCCGTGGTTATACACCGGATGATTTGAACAACGAATTTAACGAATATCTAACAGTAGAGGTTTAATTGATGGATTATTTAGTAACAGTAGTTAAATTGTTCATCATGGCGTTTGGGATAGCTCTAGCAGTAGCATTGGTTATCATGTTTGGGATAGCTCTAGCAGTAGCATTGGTTATCATGTTTGGCATTTATGTTTTAGCAATGCTAGGTGTTATTCTTTCAATTTTTGCTATTGCTTGGATTTTGGATGTAAAATTTACAGTCACAGAAGGTGGCAAACAAACTGGCTATTATAAACGATCAACTGGGTTCGTTCCGAACAAAACATTATGAATGCAAATCTCGTAAAATATTATCTGATTATTACTTATCCTGGTAGCAGAAAACAACATCTTATGTCCGGGCCTGAACGGGCAATTGCTGCCATGGAAGAAAATAAAGAATTGCTTATCAGTATCGGCAAAAGCTTACTTAACGAAAATACAATTGCTAGTTATCAATTACTGATGGTGGCTGGTAATGAAGTAAATAACCTTGAATAAAATTATGACAAATAGAGAAGCAGGTAAAGGTGATGCACCACGTAAAGGTGCAGACCAAGAGGCTTATGCATCTGGATGGGATCGAATCTTTAAAAAGAATAAACCGTCAGAAATGCATACATGTCCATATAGAAGCGAAATCAATGGAGATGAATCTTTATGTGATTGTTCGGAAGAAGAAATTTTTAACTGTTCTCAGGAAATATGATGAACGCACATGAAGCCCGGTCGATTACCAATGCAGCACAATCTCTTGATGGTAATTACAAAAGAAATGAGACCAATGCGATTCTTGCTTCGGTTGAGACTGCTGCAGCTAAGGGTGAATCGAAGATTTACGTATACGCCAGTCCTTATAATGATCCAGTAATCGTTAAACGACTACAAGCACTTGATTATCATGTTTCAATAACTGATGATCAACGCGATGGTTGGGCAATGACCGTTTCCTGGTAATTTACACATATTCCCGAATGTAGTATAATAAATCATCTTCTGAAACAAAGGAACTCAAAATGCGCGGAAAATACTCTCCCACTGTAACTGCAGCTTATGCGGCAGACCAGAACTGGCATACTAAATTTAATTATACGATTGAAGATGGATGGAACCAATATGATCCCGAAGGTTATGATTCTTACGGCTACAACGAGATAGGTGAAGATCGCGCTGGAAACAGTGAGCATGAATACTATCACAATGATTGTTCTATGAACGATGACGACTACAACTGGAAATACGATTCTGCTCTTGCCGCCTGGGGATTTGATGGAACCAAACCGGTACTAATATGACATATGTATTATTGATTTGGACAGTCGTTGGTTTTACTGGATCACTACCGACTACAAGATCTGTATATGATTGGCGCCCTTTGGCAGAAACTCAATCATATCAGTATAACGGTAATCATACTGCGAAAGAAGTATGTGAATCGGTCGCTAAAGAACTTGGGTTGGAACAAAATATGTATCGCTGTGTGAGGACGAAATGAAAGAATATGAACTGGCTGAACGATTTATTAATGTGATGCTTCAACTAAAGGTTGAAGGGTATCAGGTTAAAAGTCAAGATGGCTTTTTGATCTACAACTGTAATGAAGAGACTGTAGCAGAAGTTCAAACAGTCGATGGATTGGCGGGATTTCTAGCTGGTGTACAAAGTGCCAGGCGATGTGCATCATGATTAATCAATCCTTTCTAACAGCAACCCCTGATCCGAGTGGTTTTACGACTACATATACAATTGCAAAACCACCTGATCCGGTTGGCTTTTGGGTTCTTTATCCCGGAGGTTATCAAACGATTAAGTTTGCTATATACAAACGACCTACCGATGAACAAATTAAGAACACAGAAGAACTTTTAGGATGGATCTGGGAAAAATATGAGTAATATCGCTAAACTAATCAGCGCCGAGATATCTCGTCCAATCGAACGCGCCGCAGCAATTCCAAAATTTAATTTCACTACTGTTACCGAGACTTCTAATAAAGAATATCTTTCGTTTGGAAGTAGTATTCGATATAATATTGGTGTTCGTCTCGGTGCTCGGGTTTTTATCAAAGATGATGTCGGCTCCGAGATGGACACCGAAATTAAGTACGCAACTTATAATGTAAGACGCGCTGTCATTGAAGAAATCTTTGGTGAGTTTCGTCCAATCATTAATGAGATGTCTGTTGGCCTTTATGACCATGATTTTGACAAACTCAAAAAACTAATTGATCTGATGTACGACAAAATGTTCGTTGAAGGTCTAAATGTTTAGATTAATGTACATTTATTCTTATTTGTGGTATAATAGATCTATCAAAGGAAAAGATCATGGAAACATACACAATTGAAGGTTGGTTAGGTGGAAATCTTATGGTTGAAGAATGTGGTGTTGAGGACGTTGCGGTCGACGATATGATTGCCGAACTCAAAGAAGAAGGTTATTCGGTTTTAGTATTTCGAGAGTAAATCATGACACATCTTGAAAGATTCTTCGCGGCATTATACATTTCAGAAGTGTGGTATTCTCTTTATACTTCTAAGATGCACTCAGCCCGAGATAAAATTTATGGGCGGACGAGAGGTGTTGTTATGTTTGACCGAGTAATGTCAAACGAATATGATTCTAAAATGGAGAAATAAATGATGATTTTGTCGGTAATAGGTCTTGTTGTACTCGTCGCGCTCGTCGCGGTAGGTGGGGCATGGGTAGTAAAAAACGTGAATTTTAAACAAACTGAAGATAAGGAAGATACGAAATGATGACACCTAAATTTGTGGGCGTAGTGGTTGGTGGTGCTTTTGCAGGTCTAGTGGCACTGACAGTACTTGGCAGTAGCTTTTACACTGTTGATGCAGGCGACCGTGGCGTTATTTTGCGCAACGGTAAAGTTGTTGGAACTGCCGAACCGGGTTTGAGTTTCAAACTTCCAATCATCGATTCTGTGAAAGAAATTAGTGTTCAGACTCAAGCGCGAGTATACGAAAAGGTGTTGGTGTATAGCCGAGATCAACAAACAGCTGAACTACAGATCTCTGTTAATTATCGTCTTCCTTCCGGTGAAGTAGAAAAGATTTACACCGAATTTGGTGGTGCTGACGGACTTATCAATCGTACAATGGATCGGCAAGTACCTGAGGAAGTTAAGAATGTATTTGGTCGGTTTGCAGCTGTGACTGCAATTCAAGAACGAGAACGTCTTGGTCAAGAAATTACTGCTGCAATTCAGAAAGCGTCAACCGGACCAATGTTGATTGTGGAATCGGTTCAGGTTGAAAATATCGACTTCTCCAATGCATATGAACAAAGTATTGAACAACGTATGTTGGCTGAAGTTGAAGTTCAAAAGGTACAACAAAACGCACAACGAGAAAAAGTTCAAGCTGAAATTCTGGTGATTCAAGCTAAGGCAGAATCGGATGCAGTTCGTCTCCGCGGCGATGCTGAAGCTTCGGCTATTAATGCTCGTGGTAAAGCTCTCCAAGATAATCCAGGTTTGGTTGCTTTGGTCGCTGCAGAAAAGTGGAATGGTGTATTACCAACGACCATGGTTCCTAGCGCCACAGTACCATTTATTAATGTAAGTAAAAAATGAAAACGGTGTTGCTCGGGGTTATTATCGGTTCGGTAGTACTCTTCTTTTGGAGTACTATCGTTGGAATTGACAGAATGGTACTCCGTGACAACAATAACAAATTTCATGCAATGATATTGGGGTGTACATACTTAGGTCCTGTACGAGATTTGGAAAATGTATTGTATTTTGAATGTAAAGATAACATTGAGTTTCATAAGGAAATTGACTGGACTGTAAAATGAATTATCAAGACATCAGACCTACTATTAAATCCGGTGATATATTGGCGTGGAGTCATACGAAATTGCGCTCTTGGTATGACCTTAAAATCTGGATGGTTCGATTATTCACGCAGTCCGAATATACACATGTCGGAACTGCGTGGGTAATTGGTGACCGAGTATTTGTTATTGAGGCTGTAATGCCTCTTGTACGAATTTATCCGTTGTCAAAGCTCGGTGACTTCTATCATTTACCACTTGGGGTTGCTTGGACAAAAGAAACTGAAGCACTTGCACTATCATATGTTGGACATAAATACAGCCAAGCGCAAGCGATTCGAGCGCCTTTTGGTAAACCACCAAAAGACAGTCTGTGGCAGTGTGCAGAATTGACTGCTACGATTGCTGCATCTGATTGGATTAACTTGGGTGAGTTGTATACACCATCGGCTATTGTTCTTGCTGCTCAACAGCTGGGCGCTACTACAACATATGTAATCAATCCAAACAAATAATGTACATATATTCTTATTTGAGTTATAATTAGTTCATGCTTACATCACAAATCATCAAACAAATCGCCTCCACAGCTTCGACGAATGCTAAGAAGGAATTCCTACAACGAAATTCTTCAAATCAAATTTTGAAGCAGTGTTTCTATTATGCATACAATCCGCGATTCAATTATTGGATAAAAGCGGATGGTCTTGCTACTTCAGTCGGTCTTGGTAACATAAATCTCGACACATTTAAGAAACTTGATTTTCTTATTGCACGAGAAGTTACTGGGAATACAGCCCGAAGCTTCATGACCCAGTATCTCAATACTCTGACTAAAGAAGATCAGGAACTCGTGGTCAATATCATGAACCACGATTTACGCTGTGGTGCTTCCGATACGTTGGCAATGAAAGTTTGGCCGAAGCTCGTGCCCGAGTATCCCGTGATGCTAGCATCAAAGATGGATGAAAAAGCAGTCAAGTACTTGACTCCATTTGA